GCCATTCGTCACCGTCTAGCCATTGTATTCGGTAGTGTTTAGTTTTCATACGTTCCCCCAGCAAGCGCCACAAATGTAGATTCCTGTACGTTGGCTGATTATAACTTCCCGTTGTTCGCTAGTCAAATCGGGAAAGACATTTTGTACCAATGCGCCGTCTATGTATTCGTACCAATTTTCCTCCAAAATTTCTACCTCTGGTGATTTTGTGCCGCATAGGGTACACGGCGTATACACGATCATTTTTCCCATTTTAAGCCCCTTTTATCTTTAGCTTTGTTTAAAATTTGCTCACCTATTTTGGGGTGTACAGCGTTCCTAAGTATTTGTGCAGGGCAATGATTCCCTTCATAGTATACGTTTTGATCGTAGTGTATGCCTAACCACTCTTGAAGCTTATTTTTTCCGGACACGTCTGCCTGATTTATAAATCCTTTTGGTCTTTTAACGTCTTGAATGTCACCCAGATCAAAATTAGACCAAAATACGTGTCTCCCCACTTGCTTTATGTGTACGCCTTTAGGTTGTAATACGCCGTAGTAAGGATCTACATTTTCAACAACCCATAAACCACTGTAGAAATGCTGAAGCCATATTATTTGTTGGTACAGCGTCATGTCTACAGGACGTCCCTGTTGACTAGCGTGACGCGTTGCTTTTACCATCTTTGAGTGGCTCTGGCAAGGCGGAGATGACCAAACAAAATCAAATTTATGGGCGTTTTGGTATAGGTATGCGTTAGCGTCACCTATTATAACACTATGGCCTGGTTGGTTCTGTTTATATATCTCAGCGATTGCCTCTGTATATTCAACTGAAGTTACATCGTCTTTTTCCCAGTGTAGCGCGTTACCTCCCACGCCAGCGTAGAGATTTAATATTTTCATGTTTGTTCCCCTAGTATTTAACCATAGTTGCCAAGATTGTAGAGAATACCACAGTCCATATCATAGCGTCAATAAATGTTTGGTCCATTTTACGATACCTCCGCGAGTTTATCCATTAGCTTTTCGTCTAGGCTCAAAAATTCAGCCACAGTAAACACCCCGAGACTGTATAGAGTGTCCAAGCTACGTTCTAGCTTTGCAAGCTTTGCTTGTGTGTTGGCATCGTTTATCCTTTGAACCGCAGATTGATAGTTTGTCATCTTTTATACCCCCAGAGGTTTACCGTTTAACAATACCACACCCTTGCGAGTGCATACGTCTACACCCAATGCCCGCAACCGCGACATGGTGGTTCGAGTAGGGTAGTCTCCAAGTGTCTCCACGTTTACGGTCAATTGGAAATCACCGGCCATGTTGATATGTACCATAGCGATATGGTTCCCGTGCAAGTAAACGTCTGCGTGGTAAGACCTGAACGCGCCGGGGTCGATGGCGACCGTAGTGTTATCCTTTCCCCAGTCGCGACCATTGGCGATTGCGTTCAGCATTTCCTTTTCAATCTGTCTCATTAGTACTCCCCCGTCACGATGACGCTGTAAGTGTTGTCAAATGGCTGTAGCGCGTAAACGTCCGCGTCCCATCCCGCATTGGCTCGGTTGTCGTCCCAGACCATATCCCGGACTAATTCGTCTATATTGTCCTCCGATACGTCTTCGGGAAGTACAGAGTCCAGCTCAGTGTGTAAGTTCCGGTACGTCATGCCCTCGCTGATTTCGAAAGTCCCGACCACTGGGTAAGGTACGTGCTGTGTTGCTACTTCCAGTGATGCCGTGGGTACTACGGCGTGGAGTGTGATGTATTTCATTGGTGCCTCCGATGGTGTTTGTGGTGTCTCACTAGATACACACTTGGGAATCATTCTCAGTATTGCTCACGGATGCTAAGCTTCTTCCCTAGCTCCCCGTCATGGTGAGACAGGTATTGCATTGCAGCAGCAGCCTCCGCGATGGTTTCGTATCCTTTTCGGAATAGTTCCTCGGTCCATCTCCCGTTTCGGTATACATCAAGGTATATTGCGTATTTCATAGTGTGACCTCCTAGGTCTGCTGTTGATGGTGTATTGCCTTTGATGTTTCCCATTATAGGCAAACCAATGACACGCGCAAGCATTATCTTTTGGTAATATTCCACATAAATAACTGTTGACCTATCCTGGTTGCCTGTGGTTAGTCCAGAGGGTCCAACATAGGCTCTCACACTTGTCAACCCCAAGTTTACCCGTGAATATTCCCCCTTGTGTTTACCCTCGGGTTATGCTAGGGATTACACCCAAGTAGCTACCACAGTTTACCCCCATGTGTCAACGTGAATAGTACCAAAGTTTATCCTTGCGTTTAACCTACGTTGTGTGCTAGGGATTGGGCCTTGTGGATAACCTGTGGATAACTCCAGGGGTTGTGGATAACCTGTGGATAACTTAAGGGGGGGAGGGGGGATTACTTGTGTAGAATTATTGTTGTACCCACTTACGTACAAAATAAGGTAAAATTAGAAAAAACAACGCTAATATTACCGTAAGTAACCCTTTGTTTTTACTCGTGTTTCCCTGGGTTCAGCCGGGGGACTTAAATAGCGACTAAGGTAAGCCCCTTAAGTGTACTATTCACTAAAGTAATGACTAAGATTTTAAAGAAAAGACTTGACAAACGAATAAAAGTATGATATAATATAAAGCAGATACTGAGAAGTTACTTAGGGACGGTTCGTTCAGTCCCTCTTCTGTTTCTTCTTAGGTTAGGGACTCGGGCGAAACACAAGTTAAACATAAGGATTCACTAGGAATGACTGAAGAACCTACTAAGCGAGGCAGAGGCAGACCTAAGAAGGATGAATTAAAGGAACTATCTAAAGGATCTAGAGGCAAAGTAGGGAGACCTAAGGGTGACGCAGCAGTAATCAATGAGTACAAAGCTCGTATGCTGGCTTCCCCTAAGTCACGTAAGGTTCTAGAGACTATCTTTGATGCTGCTCTAAACGACGACCACAAGAATCAAGCAGCAGCGTGGAAGCTAGTGATGGATAGGGTAGCTCCAGTGGCTGCATTTGAGAAAGACGTAATACAAAATGGTGGTAAATCCGCTATACAAATCAACATTACAGGTGTTCCTAACGTAGAAGTCCCTGTAACTGGAGAAACTTTCGAGAATGAGCCTTAAACACTTTAAACCTGAAGAGTTCAACTGCTCTTGTTGTGGTGAATCTCGGATGGAGAAAGAGTTTCTAATGAAGTTAGACAGCTTAAGAGGCTTATCTAACTTTCCTTTTGTTATCACTAGCGGCTATAGATGCCCGAGTCACCCTGTAGAACAGAAAAAGACGTATCCTGGGACACATTCGCAAGGAATAGCAGCAGACATTAAAATAACTAACGCTGCTCAGAGGTACACAGTAGTCACAATGGCTCTAACGCTTGGTTTTACGGGAATTGGAGTCGCTAGTGACTTTGTACACGTTGATACTAGGGGGACTATCCCTGTAATGTGGGTATACTAAATGTTAGCTACGAGACACATAACGCTCACAGACGCTACTCTACAGGAAGTATTTGCTGTTCCTAGTGGTTTTACAGCGATACTGACGTATATCTTCGTGGCTAACCACGGAGTCTCTACAGACACCGTAGATTTGTACTGGGATAACGCCTCAGTACCCCAAGTGTACATATTTGATGGGTCTAGCCTCCAAGCAGGCGAAAGATTGACCTTAGGAGGCCAAAGTGCCTCAGGACTCTTTGTTTTACACGAAGGAGAAACGGTACAAGCACAAGCAGGTTCCGCAGGAAACATGGAAGTTGCTGTAACCTTTAACTTAGAGCCTAACGATTCTCCTTTGTTAAACTTTAATCAATGACAGACGTAAACGTAGAGTTACTTCCTTGGCAAAAGGAGGTATGGAACGACAACACAAGATTTAAGGTAGTAGCTGCGGGTAGACGAACGGGTAAATCTCGGTTGGCTGCTTGGTTACTCTTGGTAAACGCCCTGAAGCCAGGAGCAGGGCAAGTTTTTTACGTTGCGCCCACACAAGGACAGGCCCGAGACATTATGTGGCAAACCTTGTTGGAGCTAGGACACCCTGTTATTGCAGGAGCACACATAAACAACCTGCAAATCAAGCTGGTCAACGGGGCCTTAATTAGTCTCAAGGGAGCCGATAGGCCCGAGACAATGCGAGGCGTGTCCTTGAAGTTTCTCGTGATGGATGAGTACGCTGATATGAAACCCGAGGTATGGGAGCAGATACTTAGGCCAGCACTGGCAGACCAAAAGGGTGAGGCAATGTTCATAGGTACGCCTATGGGCCGTAATCACTTCTATGAGTTGTTTAAGTACGCGGAGTTGTCAGAAGACAAGACGTACAAAGCGTGGCACTTCACTAGCTACGATAATCCGCTATTAGACAAAGAAGAAATTGATATAGCTAAAAAATCTATGTCGTCTTACGCCTTTCGTCAGGAGTTCCTAGCGTCTTTTGAGGCGATGGGTTCTGAAATGTTCAAGGAAGACTGGATTAAGTTTGATACAGAAGAGACTAAAGACGGTGACTACTTTATAGCAGTTGACCTCGCTGGCTTTGAAGAGGTAGGTAAAAAGAAAACCAAAAACTCTAAACTAGACGAAACAGCCATAGTGGTAACCAAAGTGTGTGATGATGGTTGTTGGTTTGTAGACAACATTATATACGGAAGGTGGGACTTAAACGAAACAGCAAACAAGATATTCCAAGCCGTAAGAGACTACAGACCACAGGCAGTAGGAATAGAGAAAGGGATTGCAAGACAGGCTGTAATGAGTCCACTAACGGACCTCCAGAGGAAGTACCACAAATTCTTTAGGGTAGACGAGCTTACTCACGGTAACCGAAAGAAGACTGACAGGGTTATGTGGGCGCTACAAGGGCGATTTGAGAACGGAGTCATTACGCTAAACAAAGGTGAATGGAACACTAGGTTTCTAGATCAACTCTTTCAGTTCCCAGACCCCTTGACTCACGACGACTTAATAGACGCTCTAGCGTACATCGACCAATTAGCTAACGTGCCTTACGGCATAGGCGACCTAGAGTTTGACGAGCCAGAGATTCTAGATATTGTAGCAGGATACTGAGATATGGAACTAGACCCCTTAATGATGCAACAAACCCTAGAAGACTGGGTAGTAAACAAGTGCGAAGACTGGCGCGATTACTACGAGTCTAACTACGAAAAGATGCACGACGAATACTACCGTCTCTGGCGGGGTATTTGGGCACCAGAGGATCAAGAGAGGGCTTCAGAGCGTTCCAGGATCATCTCCCCGGCTCTCCAGCAAGCCGTAGAGTCTAACGTAGCTGAACTAGAAGAAGCGACGTTTGGTCGCGGCAAGTGGTTCGACATTACCGACGACACTAACGACAAAGAGCGGCAGGACATTATGTACCTCCGTAACAAGCTGACTGAAGACTTCGAGAACTGTAAGGTTCGTCAGGCTGTCGCCGAGTGTCTGATTAACGCTGCCGTATTTGGCTGTGGAGTCGGTGAAATCACCCTAGAAGAAATAAAAGAAATGGCTCCTGCGACTCAGCCGATTATGGACGGACAGTTGCAAGCAGTCGGCGTAAACATTACGGACCGTGTTGTAGTAAAGCTAAACCCCGTTTTGCCACAAAACTTTTTGGTGGACCCTGTAGCGACTTGTGTAGACGACGCTTTAGGCGTAGCGATTGATGAGTTCGTAGGACGACACCACGTAGAGCTTCTCCAAGAAAACGGAACGTACCGAGATGAGTACGTAGGCAACGCTGCGCCTGATACAAACCTTGAGCCTGACCAAGACCTCACTATCTACAACGACGACAAAGTTCGACTAACTAAATACTACGGATTAGTTCCTAAAGAGTTACTAGAGGACGCTTTGGGTGAAAAAGTAGAAGAGGAGTCTATGTACGTTGAGGCTATCGTTGTTATTGCTAACGGCGGCATACTCCTCAAGGCAGAAGCTAACCCTTACATGATGAAAGACCGCCCTGTAGTCGCTTTTCCTTGGGACGTAGTTCCTGGGCGCTTCTGGGGTCGTGGCGTATGCGAGAAGGGTTACAACTCTCAGAAGGCGCTGGACACAGAGCTACGTGCTAGGATCGACGCCCTGAGTCTCACGATTCATCCCATGATGGCTATTGACGCTACGCGGCTACCTAGAGGCTCTAAGCCTGAGGTTAGGCCCGGAAAGATGATTCTGACTAACGGAGACCCTCGTGAAGTCCTACAGCCTTTCACATTTGGTAACGTCAATCAAAACACATTTGTTCAGGCTGGAGCCTTGCAACAAATGGTACAACAGGCCACAGGAGCCGTTGACTCGGCAGGAATTGCTGGTCAGGTTAACGGCGAGGCTACTGCCGCTGGCATTAGTATGTCTCTTGGGGCTATTATTAAACGCCACAAACGTACCCTAATTAACTTCCAGCAGTCCTTCCTGTTGCCTTTCGTTAAGAAAGCTGCCCACAGGTATATGCAGTTTGACCCTGAAAACTACCCAGTAAAGGACTACAAGTTTAACGCTACGTCTACTTTGGGTATTATAGCTAGGGAATACGAAGTTACTCAGATGGTACAACTCTTGCAGACTATGAAACAAGATAGTCCTCTGTACCCTGTGTTGATCCAGAGCATTATCGACAACATGAACCTGAGCAACCGAGAAGAGTTGCTCCAGATGTTGCAGCAAGCTTCTCAGCCTAACCCTGAACAACAAAAAATTGCTGAAGAAACCCGACAGGCTCAAATGGCATTCCAGAAGAGTCAAACGGATGCTCTGAGCGCACAAGCGCAAGCTGACAACGCTAGGGCCTTTAAGATGAGAGCAGAAACTGAGGCTATTCCGTTTGAGCTAGAGATAGACAAGATTAAGGCAGTCACTACAAACTTAGACGACGGTGTGGAAGACGAAAGGGAGTTCCAGCGTCGTCTCAGCGTAGCCGACAGGACTCTCAAAGAGCGTGAGATAGACATTAAAGAAATGCAAGCTAAGGCACAGCTAAAGCAACAACAAGAAGCTAAGGCAGCAGAGGCGCAGCTTTTAGCAGCCATAGGGCCTAAGCAGTGATAAAGACTGACGTTAAACTATTAGCCCTGTACGAGAAACTCAAGGGCGAAATAGACAGCGTTGAGAAGCAAATAGGCCCAGAAGGTCCACAAGGCCCTCAGGGGCCTCAGGGAGCCTCAGGAGAGCGAGGAGAACAAGGACCAAAGGGTGACCAAGGGGTAAAGGGAGAAAGTGGCTCAGAAGGCCCTCAGGGGCCTCAGGGAGAGCCTGGAGAAGCTGGTGTTTCTGTAGTTGACGCACAGATCGACATAGACAAGCACTTAGTCCTTACCTTAAGCAACGGAGAAGAAATTGACGCAGGGGCTTTAGAAGCCCTAAGCGGAGAAGCGCAGGCTACTTACGCTGCTATATCAGCAACTATAGACCCTAAGCGTACCTATACGTGGATTGACTATGCGGCTGGATTTTCCTCACCCCCTACTTTTTTAGAAACAATAGGGGCGGGGGATGTTTATGAGTACCCTTACGGGGCAGTTACTTTGTACAGGCTAGTAGGAACAACTGAAGATTCTTTCTATCAAGAGTTCTCTAGTCCAAACTTATCTAATTTAGTTATTACTAGAGGCTTGAATCTTTAACAGGAGAATAAATTATGGCAATCGCTGATGACTTTGCCGTAGCAGCAAACGGCAACATTACTTACACGGGAGCAGCCCACGGTGCTGCTGGAGCAGGGTACTACTCTGTTATTGAGTTCCACCGCTGGCTTGCCGATATTGCGGATGACGCAGTAGCGGCCACAGCAGATGACTTGGTAGACATTACCAGTAGCACCCCCTCAGACCGAAAGACCGATAACTACAT